TTGGCGTGGTAACGGTCGTGCCGGTTGTGTTTGCGCCGTCAACGCCCTTGGTGGCCCCGGCCACAATGGAAGGTGCGGTCATTTTTTCTTTGCCTTACGTTTCGCCCGTTTACGTCTACTGCGCTCTTTGCCCAGAATCGTCAGAATCGCTGTGAAGTCGTGCCGCAACCATCCCGGCATACTCGCCGCTTCCATCGGGCTGACGCCATGCTGCGCCCCCCCAAGTGTGTACCAAGTCGTAAAAATCTCTAGGCTTGCCGGATCACACAGGTATTGCGCTTCTAAAAATTTCGCCTCGGCTTCAAGTTCAGCGATGGACGGTAAACCTTTATCGTCTTCCTTGGCGGCTTCGTCTTCGGCGTCTAGGATGGCCGTGACTAGCTCGGTAATTTGTTGCTGCTGACCTTGACGCTTTTTTTTTCGTCATCGCCGGGACGAATAAGAAACTGACCTGGGTTTAGGTTCTGCGCCTCGACAACCCATTGATTCGCCAAGTCAATCGGAATCGATTTGGCGGATGTGTCTATGTTGCGCCATTCATCCGGCAATTCAGATACTTCCCATTCAGCATCGGCATCAGCTTTGGTTTCAACCTTGAGTAGCGTCGCCAACATGACCGCCCGATCATAATATCTGTTCCATTCGCTGATTTGCTCTGGTTTATCATAGGCGAGATAAATCTCAACCTCTACACCATAGCGCTCTTTGACAAGGTTTCGCGCCTCTTGTAAAAGTGCGTTATACACGCCCTTCTCGTAGGTGCTAATACTGCCGATGGTAAGTCGCACGCTTGCACCGGTCGGAAACTCCGCCTCGACCAAGGCTTTTTGTTGCCAGTTCCAATTCATGGCGTGTTACCTTCGCTCAACTGGCACTGCAAGCGATAGCCTTCTAATTGCCAAATGCGATTAGCAATGCGCTCTTTGCAGATGGATTCACCGATCTCCTGGTTGTAGTTGGCAGGATCAACGCAGGCGCTAGATTCGGTTATCTCGAATCCGTTAGGGAGAATGGCGCAGACAACAGTGGTTTTTTGGCCGATTTTGCCTGTCTGAAAGTGGCAATTATCCAAGATGGCCTGGATTTGTTCTTTAGTGATTGTGTTCATTCTTTGTTCGCCTCTTGAGTATAGATATAGGTATAGAAATAAGCGAACACTTTTTCTAACTCGGTAATCGTCACAGCATAGCGCCGGTCAAGACCAGAGCGATCCTCCGGCTTGACGGCGCGCAACGTGCTTAGCGTCGTTTTGAATGAGCTAAGCACGTCCTCTTTGGTTAGTGTGATTGTGGAATTGCTTTCTATGTTCGCTCTTTCGTTCATGGTAGAAGCGCCTGTCTTTAGGCGTAAGACGATTGCCCGTTGACCAACACAATGGTCACAGGCGGGCTGCTGTTGTCGATCATGGTCCATTTGACATCAGCACGGACGAGGTTGTTACCGCCGCGCTTGACATCCTGCATTTCCCAATACACGGATGGAACCGTGATCTGGAATTTGTAGGGAACCACGCCCGTCGGGATGTTGGTCAAGGATTTATAGTTGTAGGTGACTGACCCTGTGGCCGGCGTCAGCGTCGGCTCGGTGGCAGAAGTATCGCCGCGCACAACATTGCGATACCAATGGTAGGTGTCATAATCGAAGTCAACGCCCTTGATCATGCCGCTGACGCCAATCTCTTTCTGCGGCAAGCTATTGCGCACGTTGCTGAACAATACGCGGTCAGCGTCATCAAGCGTCTGCTCGATATCCAACTGACTGCCACGGAGCGGGCTGTCAATCGTATCGCCATTAACAACCAGCGTTGCACTACCGGACGTTGGCGAGATTTCTACGGCGGTTTCGGCCACCTTCGTTTCTGTACCGGCGCTGTCTTCTTCCGACAAGCCAATACCGGCCATGTCACAAGTGATTTCGTCAATCCCGGCATCGACGGTCAATTTGGTGCATTTACAGTCAAGGAACAAGCGTTCAAAGCTGCCGCCGCCGTCGTCCGTATCGAGGATGATGGCAGAGAGAAACTTGCCCGCCGTGCTGTTGGCAATGGTAAACGTGTGGGTGTAGGCCGGTGACGTGCCGGTGGTTGCTACACCAAAGCCCAAACCGCGCAGCACTTCCCCGATAAAGTTGGGGCGCAACAGAAACTTGGCATCGAACGGCGTCGTATAGCCAACGCGCTGTTGGGCGATCTTGACTTTCGTTGCACGGGCCGAACCGCTCGGATGCTCAAGTTTAGGATCACGAACATCGAATTTGATATTACCGCTGCTGTCGGTCGCAAGAGCGGTTTTAAACGCAGTCGCTACCGTGCCTTTGGCGCTTTGCACACCAAGCGATATAGCAGCGGTTAATGAATTATCAGACATTTGGCTCCTTTCAAATTCAAGCGGGAGGACGGCCCGCCTAAATTGAGATTACTTTAAATTCCAGCGCAGTCACGCCGAAGTATGTACCGGGTTGCTTCTCATTCACCCACACCTCCAAGAGCGACCGGCCCCAGGTCACTTTCTGGACTCGCTCGCCGTCATCGGTGGACATCAAGCCGCCCAATGCGAGGCGGGTTCTGATAAACTCACGCAGGCGTCTGCGCATCTCCTGCACGTCACGCTTGCACTGTGCTTGGCCGGTGGCTTTCAGTACGCCTACAATGCTGTAATCATAGGTGTTTTCGACCCTAGCGCTACCGCCACCATGCGGCCCTGGGGCTTGGGTCGCTGTGCTGCTGCGCACAATGACCAGCGGGTAATTGTCGGCCTTGGTCGCGCCGGTGAAGTCCATGATGTCGTCCACGATCACTTGGCGCACAACCTGGCTTGTGTATGCGCCACTTACACCAAGCTCGGCAATGAGTTCGGTGCGCAGATAGTCGTCGATGTCAGCCCACAGGCTCATAAGCACCCTCTGGCGCGCGCCCGGCCAAAGAACGCAGGGACGGCTGCGGCTTGGTCGTCGGTCGGCGGTTGATAGCTGTAGAACTGGCCTTGCCAGAACGCCGCGCGCTCTTGAAAAAACTTGCGCTGATCGTTCGTCTGCGAGAGCGTGGCGTCACCGGCTCCACTGTGAACGGTCTTGCTGGCAAATTCGTTGGCCATGCGCAGACAGATGTGGTCATACGCCCGCCAGTACACATACGCCAAGGCCGCGGCGTCTTGGTTAGTGCTGACTATATTCAGGGCTGCGACTTCCGCACTCGCCTTGGTTAGCCAGCCGCTTACCAGGTCGTCAAGGTTGTTGTTGGGAAACAACTCCGCAAACAACTCCCCTTCGGGCTGTACGCAGCTTGCAGATGTGACCGTGATTGACATTAGGCTTTGGCCTTCTTGGTCTTCGGCGCAGGCGTTTCTTCGGTCGGTGCATCTTCCGGCGTTTCTTCGGTTGCAGGCGTTTCTTCGGTCGGTGCATCTTCCACCAACACCAGCGCGCCACTCGCCAAGCGCTGTTGAACTTGCGCAGTGTTTGCGACTTGGAACACTTGTTCACCCCAAACAAAAACCTCTTGGTCAGGGTGGTCTGCGTGACGTTCCCACAGGGCGCAGCGTTTCGGGTCGGCGGCTTTGACTAAAATTAGTTCGGCCATAAGAACCTCTTAGGCGTTCACGACAAGTACGTGAGCGGCGTTCTTGTCTAAGATCGCAAAGCCCTCATTTTGCGAGAATACAATCTCCTGGACTTGATTTGTAACGTAACGCTCCATTTCGGCAATCTCCGAACCGGTTTCGATGACGTGTTCCAGACAGCGCGTGCGGTCAAAACCAACGATTTGGTTAGATGGCGCATCGGCGGTCCAGCCATAGCGCACACCATCGCTAAACTGATTGATAGGTGTCAGTTCTTTACCTAAACCACCTTGCGCGCCCGCCACGGTCAGCGGAACGTTGGCCGTGCCGGAGTTAAGTAAAGCAACCTGCAAAGCAATCGCCTTTTGCATAAGGGCGGTCGTACACATATAGGGTTGGTCAAACTGCTGTTTGAAGGATTGCCAGCCTTTAAACGTCATCGTACCGGCGGACGCACCGCTGTCTAATGTGGTTAAATTGTGCGTGGCAGCGGCGTTGTTGTTACCGTCTCCGTTAACAATCACGTCAAGCCCTGCCGCAACCTTGTCAATTTCGGCCTGAATCGCCAACCAAGTGATCCAAATGGCGAATTTATCGACGCGCACACGGCGCATTTGTTCGTAAGTAGCCCGCAAACCGCGCCCGAACTTGTACAGGCGGATTGTGTTTTGGCTTGAGCCAATGGTGGCAATCGGAATCTCGGCGCCTTCACTAACCCGATACTGGCGCACGTTGGCGGCGCTATAGGTCAAATAGACTGAGCGGTAGGCGTCGGTGTCAATCGGCGTGGTCATTGCCACGAGTTCACTAAGCGGAATCGGCGCAACGACTTGCTGACTATAGCGCGGCGTCTGGGCGTCGAACCACGGACGTTCCCATGAGCCAATAATCGAATCTTCGCTCAAGAGCGTAGCACGGTATTGGGCAATTACTTCTTTGCGTTGCTCTAAACCCAGCGTTGCGGCCTTGCGCCATTGCCGCATCCCCAATTCCATAAGCAGCACCTTGTCAGCGGTGCTACGCATAAAGTTGCCTAGCTCACTGGCGTAGTAACCGGCGCTTAGGTCGGTCTTGGTGATTAGGCCGCGCTCTTTCAGTAAGCGCTCGAACGCATCTAAGCCGGATTTGTCGGCTGGGTCGGTTGGGGATAATTCCTCAAGCACGCGGCTCATGGTTGGCTTTTGTGTAAAGCCAGCGTCTTTCATGCGCTGCGCTACATCCTTGTACACATCATAGGGATTAGGGCGTTGCAAAATATCCAACAGTTCCCGTGTCCCGTAGGTTTGATTACTCACTATCTTGGCTCCTTTCAACTAATCAACGGACGGGTTGATTAGACAAATTACATCAACACTTTGACGGCGGTCGTTGTGCCAGCGTCAAGGATGGCCCCGCGAGCTTTGCCAAGCTCGGCGGCGGTGCCGGTGGCAACCTCGCGGATATAACCAGGGGCGCTTGAGGCGTTCAATGCACCAACAATCTTTTTGCCGAGCGTCAGGCTGGCGCCGTTGCCCGCCGGCAGCACCAAAATATCGCCCACTTGGACGGTGGCGGTATTGTCGGCAAAGACTTGGATCAGCTTGCCGATAACGGCGTCGCCGTCACCAGCCAGAGCAACCGTCTTGGCGGCGCTCAACTTGACGGCAAGACCAACACTAGCGCTGCCGTTGACTTGCGAAGAACTGTACGTAATCGTGCTGTTGTCGATTAAAAAGGTGTAGGCTTCAAATTCTCCTACATCGTCTAGCACGACGGTTGCGCGTGGATCAGACACAGTTAGGCTCCTTTACAAAGAAAAATTAGACAGGCTAAACAGCGCGCCTAGAAGGCAACCGGCTGTTAGTTGTTCGTATATGAACGTTCAATCCAGTTCGTGCCATCACTGATTAGGGTCAACGTGTCGTATTGCCCTAGCGCCCGATTGCCGCCCAATTTGAGCGTGCCGGTGTCGGTGATGGTGATGGTTGTGTTGCTGGTATTGATCATGTACAGCACGTCGCCAGCCGTGCCCGCGGTAATGCTGGCCGTCTGGACGTTGCCACTGCTGGACAACGGCTGATAGCTGGCGACCGGCGTGATCGTGCCATCGGTCGTCACAACCACGGTTGTCCCAGGCGTCAAACGCTCAAACGTGCCAACCTTGGTATAGGTCGTGCTTTCCAGGTAGCTGCCGGCGACGGTGTACCCGCTGCTCTTGATGTTGGTGAAGTTGCTCACGCCAGATTGAGCAAGCGCAGGTGTCACTGCTAAGGCAAAAATAAGTAAGGCGGTCGATAAGCGTAGCGACAGAATGCGTTTCATGGTTGCTCCTTATTTCGTCTTGAACGCGGTGTCTGGTACGCCGGTCTTGCGTTCGTTCTTGGCTTCCGGCGCTTGGCTGTTGTCAACGGTTTGGCGACCACCCTTGAAGCGTTCGTTGCCCAGCGTTAGCCAGTCGGCTTTCATTTGCTTGATGACATCGAGCGCAACCGAGCGTAAAAGCTTCTCGTAGGTGTCTTTAGCGAACTTGTCACCGTAGGCGCGCACGCCCTCGCCCAACGCTTCTGCGATCAAATCTGTGCGGTATTGGGCGCCATCCTTGGCTTGCGGCTCAAGCTCGGCAACCTTGGCGCGTAGGGCTTCCGCGTCGGTCGTTGCGGTCTTGTGTTCAGCCGCTAACCGGTCACGTTCAGCAACCAAACTGGCCACCGTCGCCACGGCGTCACCGTCTGCCGGTAGCGCCAAAACTTCGCGCAACTGGTTAAAGATTTTTTCTAGTTCCAACTTCTTACCTCCCCCCAGGTCAACGCCTGGAAAACTGCGTTTTGTCGCAAAACTCATGCGGTAGCGGGCTTCGAGCATCCGCACCGCGTCTGGTTTCAATTCGCCCGCCTCGATCATGCGGGTTGCTTTGAGAATGGTGGCATCCGGCGTTGCGCCATCAAACACAGCGCTCACCTCTGCCAAGCGCGCCCCATCTACTGCAACCGTCGCTGTGACTTGCCCGCCACCTTGAATTTCGTATTTCATCCCGGCGATGTGTGGGCAATCCCAG